GTTGGGTTCAAGAGTATATCTACCTCTAACGATAACAGTAGCGCAACTACCTAAATTAAATCTGTTGAGTACATTCCATGCAAATCCGTATCTATTAATTGTATTAACGTAGGCTAATTCTGGGAATATGTTCTGATGTACATAATGTTTTTCAAGATCTGTGTTTTCAACATTGGGACTAGATACTATAACACCACCGTTTCTTCTGGTCCAACTACCTTGTAATATATTGTTATTATCGCCATTTTTGACGAAATAATCACCTCCAATAACATCATTGGGGAAAACCTGCATAATTAAGTAAACGGTGCATGATTTTTTTTTATTAGTAATAGCACGTAATTTACCCATTATATCAGGTTGGTACACGTCATTTAAGAGGATAGTATCAAATGTGCTAGCACAATTGCACAAATCAATATCATGATTACAGAAAGTACCATTTTGTTGAAACCTGAAATGCCTCCCTGTGTACTTTGGTTGTGTAGTGTCCCCTGCGTGCATGATTTTTTTGCATAATTCTAATCGATGTACATCTTTCAATGTAATAATTGGTCGCATAACATGTACATATTGTTTATTAAATAATTTGGCCGACCTAGCATTACCAAACAAATCCAAAACTAAAGCATTTTCATCCATATAACCTGACGCCAATTCCGAGTTATATGATCTATAACCAGCCATGAATGCATGTGGATTATCCCTTTGATTTTTAACATAGTGCATATATTTTTTTTCATCAAAAGCACATTGAAACATACCATCTACATGTTTTATGGTTTGTGCGTTATTATTGATTTTAATGATATTTGCTGTTATATCATTAATTAGTGCTGGTATTTCTTCTGGTTTTTGGTTAATTATTTCTCCCAATTCTTCTGACATTTCTTGATATTCTTCTTCTTCTTCATATTCTTCATTAGAGTAATTTTCCCAGGAATCAGCAATGTTGTTGTTTTTGTCTTCAGCAACATCAGCTTTAGCTTCAATGGCATCAACTTTTTGTTGTGCAGCTTCATTTTTAGCATCATCGTTATTTTTGTCATCAACTACATTGATTAGCCCAATTTTTTTAATTGGCTTATTTTTATCATTATCAATGACTGTTAAATTTGTTTGATTGACGTTTATTTTTTTGTTACTGGTCGAATGTGTTTTATTGAGGTTGTTACATTTACTATTAGATGGTATTGGGATGTGTACATACGCTTTATGGAGTGAAATTTTTTTTTTGTAAAATTGCATTTTGTGCTCTTTTGTTCCTTTCCATTATAGGGATTAATGCATTGTAATGTCCATGATCAAGTATACCATCAAACCATAAATTGATATGGTTGTCTTTTTCAAAATCTACAGTAAATTTTTTTGTTGTGGCATTGTATATCCCGACTTGACATCCATATGCTTTCATAAAAGCGACTATTTCTAATTGAGTTCCCCAATATTTTTTAGCTCTAGCAATTGCCATGTATTGATCGCGTGTGGTGTCTACAACATGGTCTTCAAATTCTGCCCAGTGGTGGTACATGTAAGTTAATATATTATCTTTCATAACTTCATAAGTAGTATCATAAAAAACAG